AGCTGGGCTACTACACCGTCTGCATCCAGTACCTCGACGATGCGAAGCAGACGTACAGCAAGGCCCGCAACGCCAAGCAGGACTTCAAGTCCGTGAAGTCCGGCCTCGTGTGGTCCTGGTACAAGGTGGCCGGAACGGTGTACGCACCCGTCCAGGGTCCGGATGCTGGCACCACACCGGGAACGCCTCCTCCGAGTGGCGGCGGGCTGACCGAGGCCCAGGTCCAGGCCATGATCGACGACTCAATCGAGCAGGCGCTGGCCGGACGTACGGGCGTGCAGATCGGCGACAAGATCGCACTCCGCACGAACAGTGGCTTGATCGCGGGCATCATGGGAGGCGGGCCGACGATCGAGGGCCAACCGATCGAGTTGATCGGGAAGACCGAGATCCACGCTTGGGAATCGTTCACCCTCGAGAAGGGGGAATAAGGTGTCCGACTACCCTGAAGTCTCTCAAATGGGAGCCCTCAACCAGGTCCTGCAAACGGGCTACGCGAGCGAGAAGCGGATGGTCCCTCGTACCCGCAGGGAGCGGATGCACGACTTGAAGCGAGAGCTGGAGAACAAGCTCAAGGAGGTCAACGCCGCCCTCGAAGCACTCGACGCCAATCCGGAGGTCGAGAAGGTGATGAACGCCATCGAGAAGGTGGGCATCTAACGTTCTAACCAGCAGGCCGAAGGCCGAAGGGTGCGGAAAACGTGATCAAACCGGGTTGCTTTCGAGTTCATTGTGTGATATAATGTACATAATGATAGAAGCCACCCGGACAAGCTGGGTAGAGACAGGCAGTTCGACGTTGATTTCCAACGACAGCCTGCCATATACTTTACCTAGTTCATGAGGATTGGTGGGGGGTACATTCGGATGACATATGTACCCCCCACCAATGTACGGGCAACACTAACCCAGCAACACGGGCCAACGGCCCACGACAGGAGACAGCACACATGGGCATTCTAGACGAAGTCACGGCACAGGTCGAGTCCCTCACCCCGGAGCAGCTCAAGGCAGAGTTCGCCAAGATCCAGGAGCAGAGGGCCAAGCGGCAGGAGAAGCAGAAGGAGTACAACGCGTCGCCCGAGGCGAAGGAGAAGCGCCTCGCGTACTCCAAGCAGTACCGGGAGAAGAACCCCGAGAAGTTCAAGGAGACCCGGAAGGCCTACATGCAGAAGCCCGAGGTGAAGGCCCGCATGAAGGATTATCGCCTCAAGCGTCAGGCCGCGGAGAAGGCGATCCTCGCCAAGGCCAAGGCGATGGGGATCACGGGCGACGAGCCCACCGCAACACCCGCGTAAGACTGGAGGGGGGCACACACCCCCCTTCTTTTTGGCTCCACTTCGGACTTCAACGTGCAACGAAAGGACCTCCCATGAACGGAGTCGTACTTCTCTCGGGTGGAATGGATAGCTCCACCCTGCTCGCACACTGCATCGACGCCTTCCCGGACGGACGGCACTACGCCATCTCGTTCGACTACGGGCAGAGGCACCGCCGGGAGCTCAACGCTGCCGCCGACATCGCACGGTATTTCAATACCCCCCACCAAATCGCGGACCTCCGTTCCGTTGGCCGTGACTTCATGTTCGGCAGCTCGCAGACCAGCATGATCCCAGTACCACAGGGCCACTACACGGACGACTCGATGCGCGTCACCATCGTGCCGAACCGGAACATGGTGATGCTCTCCATTGCCACGGCGTTCGCAATTGCTAGCCATTCCGACTTCGTTGGCTACGCCGCGCACGCAGGGGACCACGCGATCTACCCCGACTGCCGGCCGGAATTCGTCACCGCGATGGGCGAAGCCATTCGCCTGTGCGACGACCACAAGGTCAGCATCTACACCCCGTACATCGACCTGACGAAGGCACAGATCCTCGAGGAGGGCCTGTACCGTAACGTCCCTTACCAGCTTACCTGGACCTGTTACGAGGGCCTCAGCTTCCCCTGTGGGAAGTGTGGCACCTGCGTAGAACGGGCCGAGGCATTCGAGCTCAACAAACAGGGTGACCCCCTTCTCCAAGGAGGACCAGCATGAACGTGGAACAACGTGATCACATCTTCCCGCACATCAAGGATCTCGTCCCCCAGTACCTTCACGTGCGTACACACATCGCAGGCTCCGCTGCGATCACGGACACCTTCCACGACGTGGACGTCTGGATCCTCTGCGAACGAGGGCAACGGAAGTCCGTAGTGGAGGTCGTCCTCGCGCACCTCCACACGTTCGAGGAGTGTGTCGTAGACCAATCGCCTACTGCGCTCTACGGGATCCCGAACCTGAACAAGGTGGCCACAGTCTTCCACATGATCGACCAACCGATCCAGATCATGGTGTGGGAAGACCTCCAGGCGGACGAGGACAATGAACCGGACCTCCTCAACCTCCTCTCGGAGTTCGACCTCTCCGTGCACATGTGGGCGTACTCACTCGTGGATATCTACAAGCGCCGGTTCCAACACCCAGCGGCCACGCTCCCTGGCAACCCGATCGAGGTGCTCCGCTTCACCACTCCACACAGCACGCTGCGTCGGTACATCACGCTCAGCGACAGGTATCGGACGAAGCTGAACTGGGAGTACATCGAGGAACTGGCCCGTCGGATCGTGGCCGTCGCCGAGCAGAAGGCCCTCAAGCAGATCGAGGACCTCGGAGTTCAACCTCCTTCGGAGCTGCTGTGACTCTGACGTGGTGGGAGTGGGAAGAACTCGAGGGCGCCATCCAGGAACGAAAGGAACTGTGGCGCGAGCATCCGGAACGGACGCACACCTACTTCCGGATGCTCGACGACACTCCTGTCTACGCCCTTCAAGCGATGCCTGGACCAGGTCGCTCCGAGTTCCGCCTGGTCCAAGTTCTTGGGATCCCACTTACGTGGCCCCAGAGCGAGGTGGATGCACACCTCGACATGATGCGAGAACGTTTCACCTCCTTCCCGTTCAGGCAGGAGGTGGAACAGTTCCTCTTGAAGGAGGACGTCCTCAAGGACCCCTCCAAGTCGAACATCGTGGCCATCGTCATCGCGAGGATGCAGCAATCTCCGATCAACGAGCCGATGCCCGCGAAGATCCCCTTTCCCCATGAGGAGAGAAGGTTCACCCTCCACGAGGGAGGCAGCATCAAGTTCTGGCGACAGGGAGACATGCTCCGTTGTTACATGGAACTGCGCCGGGACGGCAACCTGGGACCCACGAGTGGCAGCTTCATCCTGCTCGACGGCCACATGCGCATCCGTGGGACATCCATGAAGCGCGCATTGGAGTGGCTTACAGGGGACAAGGAGATCGAGGAGATGCTCCGTGACCCACACGCACATGCAAGGAGACGCCTAGATGCCGAGTCTGCCGAAAGGCAAAGTAACCTACCGCTGGAGTCCCAAAGCGGGGATGCGAGCAGCGCAGCTAGCGGACCTGGGGACCCCAGTCAAGGTGACGATCGTCGACGCGATTTACCTGAAGACGGAGGGCTCCCGAGTGCTGCAACTGATCATCGAGCCCTCGGAGTCTTTCCTCCAGGAGAAGAATGATGACTGAACTCTACCTGGAGGTGGACGAAGAGGTGATCAACCTGAACCAATCTCGGGTTCAGACCTTCCTCCGCTGTCACCGCAAGTACGGTTGGTTCTATCACGAGCACCTCCAACCTGACAGGCCGACATACGCACTCTCGTTCGGAACCGCGGTCCACGCGGCCCTAGCGGAAGTGGCCAGTGGCAAGCTGCAGCTCGACCAGGCACTTAAGCACGGCATCGAGGTGTTCAAGAAACAGATGCCGGAAGGCAAGTTCCCCGGGGACGAGGTGATCGTCAACGAACACATCGAGCTGATGGAGCGAATGCTCCCAGCGTACTACGCTCACTACGAGCACGACCACAACCCGTGGAAGCCGATCGGTCTCGAGGTTGCAGGGCGCATCGAGATCGGGACGGACACAAACGTGTTCCTCGTGTTCCGCACGGATGAACTAGCGCTCCAGGACAAGATGCTCTGGATCGTCGACCACAAGACGGCCGCGCGTCTCGATCCCAGGGACATGCTCAAGTACGAGATGGACCTGCAGATGACCGCCTATACGTACGCGATCACGAAGAAGCTCTCCCAGGAAGCAGGACGTGCGGTCCGAGTGGCCGGCGTGATCGTGAACGTCCTCGTGAAGACCGCGGTGCCCCAGTTCCACCGGGAGCGCTTCGTGCGGACGGATGAGGACCTGGAGGAGTTTGAGCGGGAGTTCGTCGAGATCGCCCGGGAGATTCGGTGGAGACACCGCCGAGTGAAGGAGGGCGAGGACTGGAAGCAGGTGTTCTACAAGAACACGAACGAGTGCTTCTCCTACGGAACCTGCTACTTCAGGGACCTGTGCCTGAAGGACAACCCGATACGGCGGATGGCCTACATCAGTCGCAAGAGGGACTATGTGGACGATCCAACGATCCTGGAGAAGAAGGCGTGAAGGACAGGATCATGACCTTGGTGGGGGGTAACGTTCTCACCATCCAACTTCTCCCGGGTAACGTGCTAATCACACGTGACCCAATCATCGACACAACGCCCAGTGGCCTGATCGTCCTCCCTCCACACTACGAGGAACTGTCCACACGGGCCTACGTCCACCTCCACGAGCCAGGCGGATACTGGGAGTGGTGGGGCGGTGAACCACCTCTCACGGGCGCCTGGGTGGTCATCGAGAAGTTAGCAGGGCGCCCATTTACACTTCACGGCCTCGATCTGTGGATCCTTCCGGAGCACAGCATTCTGGCCGTAGAGGAGGCACAGTGTTCCGAGACGAGTTGAAAGAGGAAGTGGGCAAGCTGATCGACAGCGTGGTAGCGGAGAACACCACGCTGACCGATAACGACCTCATCGCGATCGAGAACGCCCTCGAGGATCTGGGCGAGCTCGTGGCCGAAGCGGACAAGGACGATGGGGACACCGGTAATTAAGCCGGGAGAAGCCCTCACACTGTACGAGGACGGACACGAGGTAGCTCGTGTCCGTCTCCGATACAGCGACCTCGGGGTGATCCTCGAGGTGGCACAGCGTAAGCCCGGCACGCACGTCTGGATTCCGTGGACAGACATGGTCCACCTTACCACGGTCGGTGGGCGGATCAGCTTCGCGGTCACGGGGAAGAGAGGGGATATAGCGTAATGCCATTCGAACTCCTGCGCACGAGCAGTCTCAAGGCGCCAAGGGCGACGATCCTCGTGTATGCACCTCCGCGCTGGGGGAAGACACATCTTGCACGGACGTGTCCCAAACCTCTGGTGATAAGTACGGAGGCAGGAAGCACCGGCGGCCTGATGACACTGTCAGACCTCGACCTACCGGCCGTGAGGGTGAGGAGCTGGGACGAGATGGTCCAGTTGATTGCCACGCTCCGTAAGACACCTGGCCGCGTGGAGCTGGACGGTGAGATCTTCGAGACGGTGTTCATCGACAGCCTCGGACCCGGATGTGGCGAGCTGTGGATGCAGGCCGGAATGAAGATCATGGGCTGGAAGGACGTCTGGGGGGTGGAGAAAGGGAAGGATCCCAGGCGGGTCTACAGCTACATCAGTGAGAAGGGACAACAGGCTATGAAGTTGTTCCTGTCGCTGGACGCACACCTCGTGATGACCTCACGAGTGACCATCCTCGAGGAGTCGGTGGGCTTCGACGACAAGGGGAACGAGATCAAGGTACAGTACGAGGTGCCCGACCTCCCAGGCCAGCAACTGCCGAAGAAGCTGACAGGGGAGACGGACGCCACGCTCTACGGAGAGTTCCGGGGCGCGACACGCGTCTTCCGGACGAAGAACCAGGGGAAGCGGGTAAGCGGCATAAGGGCTCCAGGAGGAACGCCGATCCCGGATCCGATCCTGGCGAACATCACAGACGTGATCGCCCTGATGATGGGCGACATGACGGCTGTGAAGCGACTTGAGGTCCCTAAACCGGGGACCTCTGGAAGGGCCACAACGGCCACAACGACCACGACACGTGGTCAAGGAGAAGCGTAATGGCACAACTGCCTGGCGGACCCGTCCGCACCGGAGACCTCGCGTCCAGCCTCATGCCGGACGCCGTTTACACCTTCCGCATCGACCGCGCCGAGATCAAGAAGGCGCAGGGAGAGGGGAAGGAACCCTACATCAACCTCATGCTCAAGTGCGTCGACGAGGGCGAGTGGCTCGGTCGCGCGGTGTGGGACATCCTCACGCTGGCCAAGGGCAAGACCTTCAAGCTCGACCAGCTCCTGAAGGACGCCCTCGGATGGGGCGAGGACGACACGCTGGACGACACCGACCAGCTCCTCCAGCTCGAGGTCTGCGCTGCCATCACGACGGAGAAGGGCCAAGCGGGCTACAGCGATCGTAACAAGGTCGTGAAGTACCTCCCCACGGACATCGCCCGCTAACGGCGTAGAACAACAATACCCCCCACCAACTCAGACTTGGTGGGGGGTAACGTGACCAAGAGATCACACATGGACAAAGAGTATCGACGAGTCTGGTGCCGTATCATGAGACACCAAACTCCCATTTCCCGTTGGAGTAGACAGAATGACCGACATACTACAGGACGTAGACCGCTTCCTCCGGATCGCGCAGACGGACGAGCTCCGCATCCTCCGCGACATGACGGAGAAGGAGCTGTCCCGTCGGAACGAGGCACCTGCTTTCTCGAATGCCCAGACTGTCTCCGGAGGAGCGCAGGCTGGAGCGTACCGTGAGGAGGCCCGGGAGAACATGAAATCGGTGTCGATGCACACCTTCGCCACAGGGGCCAAGCGCAGCGAGCGGATGCCCAGATACGACCTCGTCGTCCACGACCTCATCCGCCGGATCGCGGAGCGGGCTACAGGAGAGGAGACTCCAAACGGTCCAAGTGGCGGAGCACTCAAGTACGGTGAGGGCAACTGGGAGCGCGGGCTCCCGACCAGTGATGTGTTCAACCACATCATCCACCACCTCGGACGTCTCCAGGAAGAGTTCCGGGACGGTCTCTCCATTGCGTCCCGTTACGATGGCCAGGAACCGTGGCCGTTACGGATGGACGCCATCCGTAACCGCATCAACGCTTTCCTCGCGGAGGACGATCACATTGGGGCTGTGGGATGGGGACTCATGGTCCTGTGTCATCAGCTCAAGACAGGCTTCTACCACGACACGAAGTTTGAGCAGGATACGGAAGTGCCACCTGTCCCTGTGGAGACAACGTTACCCCCCACCAAATCGAGGAAGCGATGAACTGTACCGCCCGAGTGACCATAGCAATGGGACACAGGCTTCTGGGGCACGACGGTCTATGCGCAAACATCCATGGCCACAATTACGTGTTCGAAGTGACCGTGATGGGTAACCCTGACGCAGTGGGCCTTGTGACAGACTTCTCGATCCTGAAGAAGGACATGCGGAAGCTCCTGGACCAACTCGACCACACGATGCTCCTGATTAAGGGGGACCCGGCCCAGGCGTACTTCGAGTCGACGGACAACCGCTTCATGCTCCTCACCCGAAATCCGAGTGCGGAGCACATCGCCTCGCTCATGTTCAACCACATGCAGGACCTCGCGTACAGCGTGAAGGAGGTCAGGGTGTTAGAGTCGGATGGTGGATGGGCCACCACCGACCGTGTTAACCGGGAAGTGCACCTGATAAAGGGGCGTGTATGAACTACCCACTCGCCGAGAAGTTCAAGTCCATCCAGGGAGAAGGCATCTTCACAGGCACCCCGATGGCATTCGTCCGCATGGTCGGCTGCTCCGTGGGCCAGGGTGTATGTACTGCCTGCGACACGGACTTTGACCGGATGTACCCACAGCTTGGTGGGGGGTTGCACACTCCCCTCCAAATCGCTGAATGGGCAGAGCCCTACCACATCCTCTGCATTACGGGTGGGGAACCACTGGACCGCAACCTCTGCCTGCTCGTGGACGTGGTCCACAAGTTCGGAATGAAGGTCCACGTGGAGACCAGTGGCACCGTGGAGTACGATCCCGCAAGACACGGCTCCATCGACTGGATCACCGTGTCGCCCAAGCCGGGCTTCCTCCCCACAATGATCGAGCAGGCCTGTGAGCTCAAGGTGATCCTCGGGGGCCTGGGAGACACTACGGAAGGTTGGCCTACAGTGGAGCAAGCGAGACGCTGGGCCAAGGAGAAGGAGTTGGTCTACCTGCAGCCTCGGAACAAGAAGAACGTGATCGACGACATCGAGATGCAGAACGCAGAGGATGTCGTGCTCCACTACCCGGAGCTGAGGCTCAGCACCCAGTTCCACAAGTTCATCAACGTGCGATGACCAAGACAACGTTACCCCCCACCAAGCGGTTCGACGACCGCAAGATGCAACAAGGGGTCAAACTCCTCCTGGAGGGAATGGGAGTAGATCTGAGTGATCGTAATTACAAGGACACACCTGCCCGCGTCGCACGTATGTACAGGGAACTGTTTACTCCCCGTCACAACAGCTTCGCCACCTTCCCTGAACAACACGACTCCATGGTCATCCTCCGGGGTCACGTGGTGCACGGAGTCTGCCCACACCATCTCGTTCCAGTGGAGATGCGTGTGTACGTCGGTTACATTCCGCATAAAGAGGTCCTCGGTCTCAGCAAGCTGGCTCGAGTCGCTGAACAACCTCTCACAGGACCCATTATGCAGGAAACTTACACAGACGCGGTGGTCGATCTCCTGCAACACGCCACAGACGCGAAAGGCGCTGGAGTCGTTGTTGTGGGGCGCCATGGTTGCATGCGCCACAGGGGAGTTCGCTCCGACGCAGACGTTGTCTCCTCTGCCATGAGGGGTCTCTTCATGACCAATCACCCCACCCGAGACGAGTTCCTCCGGATGATCGGCTACCCACGAGTGGAGGCAAGATGACAGAACAAGAGATGGTCGGTCTCATTCAAGACCTGATCGAGCACCTCGAGTATTGCGGATGGGGAGACAGGTGGGAACGTGACGTATCAGAGGAGCTACGTATCCGGGCCACGGCGTTTCTAGAACGTTACCCCCCACCAAAGGAGGCGTCGTGAAGCAAACACACAAGGGGAAACGATACCCCCCATCAACGCATGACGAGCGCTACCAGGTCCGGAACGAATACATCGAGCGGGCACTGCGTACCCTGGCCACCTTGATCGACGAGGAGGTCCCGGAAGGGTGGGGATGGGGCCTGTTCCTCGTCCCGTTCGGAGAGCACGAAGCTGCCCCGAAGGGAGAGGGAGCCGTGTTCTGGATCTCCAACTCTGAGCGTGACGGGATGATGGACTCCGTCCAGGGTTGGATAGACGATAACAAGAGACGGAGGAAGATGTGAAGTGTCAAAACTCCGTCTGCAAGTCCGGCCCGGATGGCAAATCCGCAACCTCGGATTTGCACCCGAACACTGGGTTGTGCCCAGTGTGCCAGAAGCGCTTGATCACGGGACCCAAGCCTGACGACTGTATGGCGTGCCCCCTCTACGAGATTGGTGAGGGGTACGCCTATGGTGTCGGACCCACGGATGCCGATATGATGTTCATCGGCGAAGCACTCGGCGAGGAGGAGGCCCGTAGGGGCCTCCCCTTCGTCGGTGGCTCTGGCCGGGTGCTCACTGCGCTGATGGGCCAAGCGGACATCCGCCGTGACGAGGTCTACATAACCAATGCCGTGAAATGTCGGCCACCCAAGAACAGGAAGCCAGACGATGAAGAAATCCGATGGTGTGCCCGCTACCTCGTCAACGAGCTCAAACTCGTCAACCCCAAACTCCTCGTCCCTCTCGGAGCGACTGCGCTCTACGTCACTACAGGAAAGACAGAGATCGGTAGCTATCGCGGGATACCTATTGAGGGCGCTGGAGGAAGGAAGGTTCTCCCCACGTTTCACCCCGCGTTCGTCATGCGTACACAAACGTTCTGGCCGGTCGTCGTCTGGGACCTCGTCAAAGCGAAGCGGGAATCGCGGTTCCGGGAAGTCCGTCGCATCGACGTGGAGTATTCCATCCTCCCTGATGCTGAGGATCACGCAGATGCTGTTAGAAGAGAAGCCGAACTCACCGGCTTCGTCTCGATCGACGCCGAGACAACGAGCCTCGACGTCCATGAAGCTCACATCAAATGCTACGGCGTCGGGTCGGCCGCAGGTCGTGCTAGGGTTTTCCGCTGGACCCCTCAAGCTCAGCGCCTACTCTACGGGCTCCTCTCAGATCCTACGATTGTTAAGGTCGGACAAAACTCCGAATCCTACGACTGGCCCCTCTTCGAAGACAAACGGCCAGGTTGGCGAGTAGCGGGGAACACCTGTGACACGATGCTCATGTTCCACCTTACAAACTCCGACCTTCCGAAGTCGCTGGACAACATCAAGACCTTCTACACGGACATGGAGCACTGGAAAGATGACTCTATGTACAAGGGTGATGAGGTTGGACTGGCCACTGGCTGCGCTAAGGACGTGGACGCGACCACACGTGCTTACCTGGGCCTTCGCGCTGAGATCCACAACATGGGGATGGATGACCTCCTATACAAGAACGTGATGCCCCTGCAACCCATCCTCCGTCGCATGGCCGACCGTGGAATTCGGAAGGACACGGACAAAGCGGAACTCTGGGCACATGGAATGACCGCGGCCGCAGGCCGCTACGAACAGATGCTCCGGGATGCAGTGGGTCAGCCTAACCTCAACGTGCAGAGCCCCAGGGAGTTGATGAAGCTCCTGTACGACACCATGGGCCTTCCCGTTCAACACGTGAAGGACCAGAAGGGC